CACGAATCTGTTACAGGTAGAGACGGTTATTCTGACTTTTATAAGAAAGACTGTAGCTTAGCCATCTTAGGACCAGTTGGAGACGTAGTTTCAGAGTGGATTATCAAAGGAGCTTTTATTAAAGAAACTTCTTTCGGTTCTTACGATTGGGCAACAGCAGATCCTACAGAATTAACATTATCACTCGGAATGGATTATTGCGAGCTCAACTACTAAATTTAATTATTGGCTAAATAAGCGAATTAAATTATTAACTAGGCAAAACCACACATCAATAAAAAAGAAAGATTGCTTCACCGCAGTCTTTTTTTATGCAGGAAAACTTCGTATTTGTATATTTATATAAAACAAATATAAATTTATGGCAGAATCAAAGTTTACAGCACCGACAGAAATGATTGACTTACCTAGTAAAGGTAAATTGTACCCAGCAGATAGCGCTTTAGCCTCAGGAGAGGTAGAGATGGCTTATATGACGGCTAAAACAGAGGATATACTCACCAATGTGAACCTGTTACGTCAGGGCTTAGCTATAGAGAAGATGCTTAAGTCACTTATTAAAACCCCGATCGCGTACGAGGACCTATTACTGGGCGACAGGAATGCGCTTCTAATCGCAGCGAGAATTTTAGGTTATGGTAAAGACTACAATCTAACAGTTAAGAATCCTAACACAGGGGAAGACGAAGCTATTGTAGTTGATTTACAAAAATTAAATTACAAAGAAGTAGATTTCTCCCTTTTTGAAAATGGAGAAGTTACTTTTGAATTGCCTTACAGTAAAAATGTGGTTACATTTAAACCATTAACTGTGGGTGATGATAAGAAAATTGACGAAGAAGCAAAAGCGATTAAAAAAAGTTTAGGCTACGAACCAGGAGCAAGTGAAAGATTAAAGTATCAAATTACTTCAGTTAATGGGGACAGAACCCAAAAAACAGTCAGGGACTTTATAGACTCAGGCGCTTTATTGGCTAGGGATTCTAATCCTCTTAGAAGATATATTGCGCAAGTAACTCCGGACATTGACATGTCTACGACCATTACTTTTAAAGATGGAACTGAATTAGTGATCGATGTACCGATGGGAGCGGAATTCTTTTTTCCCGGGCTCGGCGTATAAAAATATCTTTATGACTGAAGTCTTTGAACTTGTATATCACGGGGGAGGAGGCTTTAGTTATTCTGAGGTGTGGCACATGCCGGTTCCACATAGACGTTTCAATCTAAAGAAGATTAACGAATACCTCGAGACAGTTGAAGAGTTAAAAAATAAAGGTAATGAAAAACTAACTGATAAAACTGATCCTAAAAGTTTAGTGCAAATACCTGATCATGTGAATAAGGCTTCGCAGAAAGAACCGTCTTATGTATCGAAAGTAAAATCAAAGAAATAGGTTAGGACGATATTTATACCTAAGAAACAAACTAGATGGCGAATTCTACTGAAAGAGTAACTCAACCTGGAAATATAGGCGAATCTATCGAACAATTAAAAAAATTATCGATAGAACAACAGAAACTAAATAAAGACCAGCAGGGTAATGTTGATTTGTTAAAAGAGTCTGCGAAGTATTTAAAGGGCATGAGCGATCAATATGATAAAATCAATAATCGCGCAAATAGCTATAATCAATCCACTATAAATACAAAAAAACTTCAATCTGATTTAGAAAAACTTACTGAAAAACAAACAGCTGCAGAAAATAATCTTGTTAAAGTAAGCGAAAAATATGCAGGTCTTGAGTCTGAGTTTCTAAAAAAATTAGAAGAGGAAAATACTATTCAAAAAAAATTATCTTCAGGCACATTAACTATCAAACAAAGAAAGGTTGAGCAATTAAAATTAGAAGAATTATTAAAAGATGAACAAGTAGCTATATATAAGTCAGCTTTAATAGGATTAAAAACTGCTCAAGATCATGTGGAATCTGGAAAAGATAGATTAGATTCAGAAATACAAATCGCCAATAAAGTAGGTTTTACTGGAAATTTATTAAAACAAACTAATAGATATCTGGGTATAGGTGGAGATTTATACGGTAAGATGGTACAAGAAGCCAGAGAGGGAGAATCAACTATAAAAAAGAGCGTAATAGCTGCTGCAGCATTTGGCGGTGCGCTTGTAATGGCTGGAAAAGGGGGTGAAAAGACATTATCGGCTACATCAGGAGCAATGTCATCATTAACAGATTCGAATGCCATACAAAAAATGACTGGTGGAATATCTGGAATGCTTAAAAACATTCCATTTGTTGGTGGACTTCTTGGTGGTTTAGTAGATACAATGTCATCTTTTTTAGATCTTGCTATTGGAGCATCATCTAAGGTTCAAAAAATGGGCCGAGAATTGGGTCTTAGCGCTGCAGAATCCCAAAAATTAAATAAATCATTTATCGATTTTACTAAAAGTTCAGATGATGCTTTAGTAAATAGTCAAAAATTATTTGAGACCCAAATAGAATTGGGTAATCAACTCGGAGTATTAAATAGATTATCTAATGATAGATTACAAACTGATATTCATCTAAAAGATATAGCTGGATTAGATTTAGAAACAAGAGGTTCTTTAGTAGAATCTTCAGTTATTTTAGGAAAAAATCAAAAGGATGTGATGAATTCTGTGTTTGCTCAAGTCGAAGGACTTAAACAGGCTACAGGTATTCAACTAAATCAAAAAGGAATTCTTAAAGAAGCATCTAATCTTGGAGGATATTTAGGACTCTCATTTGCAAAATACCCTGCACAATTAACAAAAAGCTTGGTTTCCATTAAAGCAATGGGATTAGAACTAAAGCAATTGGATGGAATGGCCAGCTCTTTCTTGGATTTTGAATCAAGTATATCAAGCGAGTTTGAAGCACAATTGTTGACAGGAAAAGACATCAACTTAAGTAAGGCAAGAGAGGCATTTTTAAATAATGATTTAGCAGGCGCCGCTCAAGAAATAACTAGTCAAGTAGGAAGTTCAGCTGATTTCTTAAAAATGAATAGAATTCAGGCAGAGTCTTTGTCAAAAGCATTTGGAATGTCTAGAGATCAGCTTGGAGATATGCTAAAGAAGCAAGAGTACATGTCTAAGATCGGCGCAAAAGACACGGACAATGCTCAAAAACAATACCAATTAGCTTTAGCTAAATATGGCACTCAAGAAGAAATGTCTGAGATGCTTGGAAAAGATACGTCAAATGCAATAATGAACGCTAGCGCACAAGAAAAGATAGCAGGTTTGATGGATAAAATCAAACAGGGATTTGTTGATTTAATATCTAATAGCAAGATTACTGGTTTTATAGATAAAGCAATAGAATTTATAGGCAAACCAGGAAGTATCGAAGCAATAATTAATAAAATACAAGGATTTTTCTCTAGTGTATTAAAAGTAACTTCTTCTGTAGTTGGAGGAATAATGAAATTTTTAAATTATATCCCCGGCGTAAATATTGATTCAAGCATGATTGATATGGTTGAGAACGCAGGATCTGCTCTAGAAGGATCGTCAATGAGTTTTGGAAGTACATCAGTATCTGCAAATGCTGCAAAAGGTAGTGCAAACGCTAGCCAAGTTGCTGCATCATCAGGAGTTACTAAAACAGGAGAAACTAACGTGAATTTAAAAGTTGAACAGATGAGAGATACGAATGATCCTGCAAAGATATTATACAGAGTGGTTAATGAAACTACTCACACTGCATCTGATTGGCAAACCGGTTATATAGGAATGTAAAAAAATAAACTAATTATGCCTCTAATAAATTTAAAAACCACATTAAAGTCGCTTAAGTTCGGTAGTGATAGACCTGGAAATGGTTGGTCGGGACAGCCTTATCAACAGTTCCCAATACCCGATCTTCTTACAGCTGCACCAGTGGCTTTAGCATTCTATAATAATAATAGAAATGGATTAGATTATCCAATTAGAGGTGGATTAATCAATGGGCAAATATCTTTATTAAATGGACAAATAGATAAAGACAGAATTAAGAAATTCTTTGATGATAAGCCAAGAGGATCTGCATTCTTACAAAAGCAGCTAGGACTTCAACTATCTAATCCAAAAATTCAAACTGGTCAATCGCTAAGTGGAATTAGTGGATTAAACGCTTTATTGGGAGGAGCTTTAAATTTAAATGTAGGCGAAAATACTAGGGTATACAATAACGGACAAAACACATTAGCGCAAGTACTATCTTCAGGAACAGGAACACACATTCCAAGACACGGAGCATTTCCAATAGATACTTTTTCTAAGTATTATATGGACATAGTGGGAGCTGAGAAATTACTTACTGGCACTAATTTACAAGATACAAATAGGTTACTAATATTAGCAAAAATAAAATTACGAAAGCCATCGGATATACAGAATATAAACACAGTTAATAGACTTGGAATTAGTTTAAATAACAATCTATTATTTCAATATTTAGGAGGTCCTGGGTCTGTATATGGAGTTGGCTCTACAACAATAAAAAGAGTTACAAATACAAAAGAAGCATACGATTTAAAGGGCAATCTGTTTTCTATGAATTATGATGATATCATGGTTCAAAATATTAAAAAGTCAGGGTATTCTAGAGACATGAATACTCCTTTTCCTGACTTTAGAATATAT